GGTTGGGGGATGTGATGGGTCAGTTCAGACCTGTCGGCAACGGTTATGGCGATGGCTACGGCGACGGCGACGGCTACGGATATGGCAACGGCAACGGCAACGGCAACGGCTACGGATATGGCAACGGCTATGGCAACGGCTATGGCAACGGCAACTGCTACGGCTATGGCTATGGCAACGTCTATGGCAACGGCTATGGCTATGGCAACGGCTACGGCGACGGCTACGGCTACGGCAACGGCACGGTGTCGCCTAATCGGAAAAGGAGGAAATGATGGACAGGACGAATGAGCGAAGTAGAAGATGAGGAAATTGACCGGGGAGTTAAATACTTGCGCTCAATTGGCTACACAGTAATACCACCGAAAGGGAAGAAATGAGTAACGAACAAAAACCTGTGGCGTGGATGATGATTAAACGAGGAGATCAAAATGACAACAGTAGCTCAAATGATTGAATGGCTTAAGACATTGCCTGAAGACGCAGAAGTCCAATGCGGAGTAGAAGAAACTTGTGGCTATAGTAACTACATGCGTATGACAGATGTTGATTTTGACGCAAGTGATATTCTTAGTTTTGCTAGCCCAGAAGACCGTGCAAAATATCCCAACATGGGTGGTAGAGTCATTGTTCAAATCCGTGGCTAATAAACATTGTACTTTAAGACAATATCAAATTGTTTTTTGGAGAAACAGAAAATGAAAGAAGAAAAGTTTCAAAAGATAGTGGAAGAGATCAGCGAGTTTCTAGGAGACCATGCTCTGCGGAATCATCATTACCTGTTTGACGAAGATATTATCAAAATCTTTTCACAGTACAAAAAGAAACACGTTAAACGAGCATTAGAGGAAGTAAGATGAGTGACGAACAAAAACCTGTGGCGTGGATGTCGCCAAGCAGGGAACGCTTAGAGTTTTCTAGAGCCGATACCGTTTACGGGTCGCACACGATACCGCTGTACACCCACCCCACCCCTGCTGTTGTGAAGCAGTTGGTAGAGGCGTTGGAGCAGTTAATGTCGATTGTAACAATCCACAGTAGAGCGACATCTAACAACTTTGCGTGGGCAGAAATGGATGAAGCCAAGGAAGCACTGGCAGCAGCAAGGAAGAGGTACTATGAATAAAGAGAGAGTGTTGGAACTTGCTCATCAGGCTGATTTTATCAACAAAAGGCATAATGGCGCCGAATGGCGCTGGGGGTATATTGATCCTGAATTGAATCAAAAAATAGAAAAGTTCGCCATTCTGATTGTACGAGAATGTGCTAATTGGATTAAGAACACCGATTCGGATTCAGATATTGGCCAAGAAGATGCCAACGCATTATTAGAACATTTCGGAGTTGAAGAATGAACGAACGAATTAAAGAACTAATGAATCAAACCGGCATACCAACTTCTATTCCATTTGACCAATGGTGTGAAAAGTTTGCTGAGTTGATCGTTCGTCAATGCGGATACTATGCTGATGTATTTTCAGCATTAGAATATCCAGTAGATATGGATCCTACTGAAACAAAGCCGAGCAATTATATCAAGCGAGAAATGGGAATTACAGAATGAAAGATATTCAGATTGAATGGATGAGTGATGAACAAAAGCCTGTGAGGCACGATGTCATTGCTGGCGCATTGTTTGACTTTATGGGTTGGCTGACCTCCCGAGAAGAGCGATTGGTGCTTTCGTCTGCTGATAACGCATCGCCAGCGGTTGAAGTCATCACTGAATTCGCAAAGATGCGGGGATTGTCGCTGGGTAGCGCAAGGGTTAAGGACTGGTTTGCATATCCACAACAGCAGAGCACAAGCCACTTACAGAAGCGCAAATTGACGAACTGAAATTGCCTGAAAGCGGAACAGGAACAATCAGAGATTTGGTGAGAATCGTTGAACGGGCGCACGGAATTGGAGGCAGTGATGACTGACAAACAAAAACCAATTTTTTACCAATACCGAACTAGGCCAGCAACCGACGACAAATATCCTTGGTCAGCGTGGCGAGAATGCCATGAGTCAATATACAAATATTTTTTAAAAGTGCCAGTGCTGAATGACTGGGCTTATGAGGTTAGGGCTTTGTACACCCACCCCGCCCCTACTCGACAACCTCTGACGGATGACCAGATAACTTTGATTATCGGGGAGTGTGCGGCAAGGCACGAACACACGGATTATGGTTTTGCCCGTGCCATTGAAGCCGCGCATGGGATTGGAGGTGAGAAATGAAAACTGGACTGTTTCTTCTTTTCTTTTTCTCTCTGGTAGTAACAGGGGTGTACATTTTCGCCACCAAATTCATAGCCCGAAAAGAATTAAAAGCTGTAATGAAAGGTGGAGTCGCCTTGTTAGTTTTTATCACACTCCTGTTCTCATTTGTAATTGTTATGTCCAACATTCAACTGAAAGTTTTTTAAAATGAAATCCACATATATCGCTCCCGCCCTCATCGCCCTTTGTGCTTGTACCCAAATTGATACTGGAAACGTCGGTATTGAATCAACATTGGGTCAATACAAGGAGCAATCACTACCACCGGGGGTGTACTCCGTATTGGGCAAAAATGTTTTAGAAGTTAGCACAAAAGAAATACCAATTGTGCTTGACAACATGACCCCAAAAACGAAAAACAATGTAGCACTTGCAGACTTTGACCTGACCGTCTACTACCGGACAAACCCTGCAATCGTTTCTAAAATCCTCACCCGTTTTGTCGGTGACGTCTCCAATGATTTTAAGGACGGCTCTGTTGCCGTCGGTTTTAACTATGTGACTCGGCAAGCAAGAGAGGTTGCTTACGATGCAGCAAGCCATTTTGAAATGTCAGACATTCACACCAAACGTGGAGAAATTGGTGATTTGGTAAAAAACCGCTTGCAGGAAACGCTTGACGCAGAGGCGGGAAAAGGGTGGTTTGAGGTCACATCTGTACAAGTTCGGGCTATTCAACCTGACCCACGCCTTGAAGAAGCCATTCGGGATGCCGCACAGGTTGAATTTCAGGTTCGCCGCAAAGAGCAGGAAAAGGCTTTGGCACAGGCAGAGGCAGAACGTAAAAAGATTGAGGCTCAGGGTGAGGCACAGGCCAATCAAATTATCGCCAACTCGCTGACAAGTACGCTTGTTGAAATGCGCCGCATTGAGATGATGGAGAAGTTTTCCAAAGGGAATACAAACACCATTGTTTTAGACGCAAAAGCAACTCCGATAGTGGGTCTGAAATGACGGAAGGTTTTCTTGCGATTTGTACGCTTCTTTGTGGATTTGTTTTCGGGTGGGTTGCTGCTCACGACGAAGTCGCAAAAGAGTGCGACAAACTGGGGAAGTTCTACATTGGCGACACTGTTTATGAGTGCAAGGCAGTTTCAAAAAAGGATGGTGAGAAATGACGCTTGAAGAATTCAGGCTACTGCCTATGCAGTACAAATTTGGATACTCCGCAGATGACCACGCGCTTCGCCAGTACGTTAATGAGGAATACGGAATCGCCAGACAACTCTACACCCCACGCAACCCCGACACTTGTGAGTGGGGCAAGGGCGAGAATTCGTTCATGCTTCTGGCAACCAATGAAGAGTTTGATACGGTGGGAGAACTGTACACAGCATTCATTGCAGCGGCGAGTTTAGAGAGGCAAGAATGAGTTGGGCCGAATACATCAGCGGAATCCTGCTATGCGGAGGTTTGCTCGGGTTGTGGAGAAGGCCGTAAAAAATAATTGACTAAACCACGGGGCGAAAGCCCCTTTTTTATTGCTCAAAAATCAGTTATCGTAATACCTCAGACCTGCACTGTATGCAGAGAAAGGTATTATGCAAATCAAATATAAAGCGATTGATTCGCTTATTCCATACGTCAAGAACTCCCGCACTCACTCAGATCACCAAGTCGCTCAGATAGCGGCAAGCATAAAAGAATTCGGATTCACTAACCCCGTTTTGCTAGATGAGCATGGAAGCATTGTGGCTGGCCACGGTCGCGTTATGGCGGCTCGTAAGTTAAAGCTGGATGAAGTGCCAACAATCACGCTTGGATGGCTCACAGACACGCAAAGACGGGCATACGTGATAGCGGATAACAAGCTGGCATTGAATGCTGGGTGGGATGATGAGATGCTTAGGTTGGAACTTGGCGAGTTGGGCGATCTTGGGTTTGATCTAGATCTCACTGGATTTTCAGCAGATGAGATTGCAGCATTGATGCCTGAGCAAATTGAACCTGGGTTGACCGATGAAGATGAAGTTCCTGAAATCTCAGAGACTCCGGTTACAGTGCTTGGAGATGTTTGGATTCTTGGAAAGCACAGGCTGATGTGTGGCGATTCGACCAGCATCGATGCAGTTGACAAGCTGATGGATGGCCAAAAGGCTGACATGGTGTTCACTGACCCACCTTATGGCATGTTTCTTGACACCGACTATGACAGTATGTTTGCGGCTGATAAGGCACACCGAAAAACCGGAAAAAGGTTTGATGAGGTTGCTGGCGATCATGATGACTTTGCGCCTGAGTTAATCAGCACGATATTCACCGCATTTCCAGATGCAAAAGAAATTTTTATTTGGGGTGCCGATTACTTCAGCGACCTGATTCCAAATCGAAAGGATGGTTCTTGGGTCGTTTGGGATAAGCGAACAAATGAAAATATGGATAAGGTGTCTGGCAATACTTTTGAGCTTTGCTGGTCAAAGCAAAAGCACAAGCGCTTGATTGCGCGAATTTTGTGGTC